GTTAATGTCTTAGGTACTTTATAGTACTCCACTTAAAAGTCTCCCTATAAAGGACAAAGACGAGATCATGACTAAACCAACAGGTAATAAAGTAGGACGTACCTCTAAAAGGGAACTAAAGTCTATCACTGAGAATCGTAGTGTCGGTAGACCTAAGGGTGATGCAGCTATTATCAATGAGTATAAGCTTAGAATGCTTAACTCACCTAAGAGTGCTAAGGTTCTAGAAGCTATTTATGATGCAGCTCTTAATGATGAGCATAAGAATCAAGCTGCAGCATGGAAGTTAATTGTCGATAGGATTGTACCTGTCAGTGTATTTGAAGCTCAAAAGGCTGGGAATAATACACCTACTGTGTCGATCAACATAACAGGTTTAACATCACCTACAATCAGTACTAACAATGATGAGGTGATAGATGTCTGAACTTAACTTCCAACTGCTTAAGTGGCAGCAGAGTGTCTTTAAAGATACTACTCGTTTTAAAGTTGTAGCTGCAGGTAGACGTTGTGGTAAGTCAAGGTTGTCAGCTGTATCGTTACTGATTGAAGGTCTTAACTGTCCAGATGGTTCAGCTGTGATGTACATAGCACCTACCCTAGGACAAGCTAGAACGATTATGTGGGACTTACTGCACGAGCTAGGTAGGCCTGTGATTAAGTCAAGTCATGTAAATAACTTAGAGATTACTTTGATCAATGGTAGGAAGATCTTAGTTAGAGGTGCTGATAACCCAGATAGTCTTCGAGGTGTGTCGTTAGTCTACGTAGTGATGGACGAATGTGCCTTTATTAAGGAAGATGTATGGCAGAAGATCATTCGAGCTTCACTGTCAGATAAGAAGGGTAGAGCTCTATTCATTAGTACGCCATCAGGTCGTAACTGGTTCTACGATACTTTCAATCTAGGACAGGATAATACAGACGAAGAGTGGAAGTCATGGCACTTCACAACGCAGGACAATGAGACTATTGATCCTAAGGAGATTGAGGCTGCAAAGCGTACATTGAGTTCCTTTGCATTCAAGCAGGAGTACTTGTCTAGTTTCGATACAGCAGGTGCTGATGTCTTTAAAGAGGAATGGTTTAAGCTAGCTGAAGAACCTCAGTTTGGTAGTTACATTGTAGCTATTGACTTAGCAGGTTTTGAAGAGGTAGGTAAGAATGCAGGTGCATCTAAGAAGAGACTAGACGAGACAGCTATTGCAGTTGTTAAGTTAGAGGATAACGGTAACTGGTGGGTGCATAAGATCCAGCACGGTAGGTGGGACATCAGAGAGACTGCAGTTAACATCTTGAAGGTAATCAGAGACTTTGAACCTACAAGCATAGGTATTGAAAGAGGAGCATTGAAGAATGCTGTACTGCCCTACCTGAATGACTTGATGAGGAAGAATAATATCTACGCTCACATACAGGACTTAACTCACGGTAACAAGAAGAAAACTGATAGGGTTGTCTGGAGCTTACAAGGTCGCATGGAGCATGGAAGGATTACCTTCAATGAGGATGAGGACTGGAGTGAGTTTAAAGATCAACTGATCATGTTCCCAACAGCTGGTGTGCATGATGACTTGGTAGATGCTTTAAGTTACATCGATCAACTGGCTATAGCTAACTACAACCAAGACTACGAAGATGATGACTACGAAGTCTTAGATGTCATTAGCGGATATTAAGGAAACACAACTATGCCTAAGAATGGTTTATATGCAAACATCCAAGCTAAGCGTAAACGTATAGCTGCAGGATCTGGTGAGAAGATGAATAAGCCCGGCTCTAAAGCTGCACCATCTAAGATGGACTTTATTAACTCAGCTAAGACAGCTAAGACTAAGAAACCTAAAGGTAAGTAATATGAAGGATTCTAGACTTGAAAGAGCTGGTGTCAGTGGCTTTAATAAGCCTAAGAAGACACCTAACCACCCTACTAAGAGTCACGTTGTAGTGGCTAAAGAGGGTGATCAGGTTAAGACCATCAGATTCGGACAGCAAGGTGTCTCAGGTAGTCCTGAAGGTTCAGCACGTAATGACTCCTTTAAAGCTAGGCACGCTAAGAACATAGCTAAAGGTAAGATGTCAGCGGCTTACTGGGCTAACAAGGTGAAATGGTAACAAGGAATACAATGGCTCTAACTAACGACCAATTTGATGACGAGAGTAACTCTCAATTTGAGGAACCTACAGAGGCTGAGAAAGAGCTTACCTCGTGGGTAACTCAGCACATTACTCGCTGGCGTGACCATCGTGATGCTAACTACATGGATTTGTGGTTGGAATACGAGCGTGTCTTCCGAGGTATCTGGGCTGCTGAGGATAAGACTCGTGAGAGTGAACGCTCACGTATTATCTCTCCAGCTACTCAGCAAGCTATTGAGACTCGCCATGCTGAGATCATGGAAGCTATCTTTGGTCAGGGAGAGTTCTTCGATATCTCCGATGATGTTAAAGATGTAGATGGTAATCCTCTAGATGTTGAAATGATCAAGGTTCAACTGCATGAAGACTTTAAGCGTGACAAGATTAAGAAAGCTATTGACCAGATTGAGTTGATGGCTGAGATATATGGTACAGGTATTGGTGAGATCATTGTTAAGACTGAGAAGGAGTACACTCCAGCTACTCAGGCTATCCCCGGTATTGCCAATGCAGCAGCTATTGGTGTACAAGAGAAGGATCGTATCGCTGTTAAGATCAAACCAGTTAACCCTAAAAACTTCCTTATTGATCCTAATGCTGATTCCATTGACGATGCTTTGGGCGTTGCTATCGAGAAGTATGTATCCATTCACAAGATTGTGGACGGTATTGAAAGAGGCATTTACAAAAAGGTAGGCATTACCACAGCCTCCGAAGATGAAGACTTAGAAGTAACTCAAGACTTGAAGACCTATCAAGATGATAAGGTTAAGTTGATTACCTACTACGGTTTAGTTCCTAGAGAGTATTTAACTGAAGGCGATGAAGAGGAAGAATACGAAGAGTTGTTCGCTGAAGGTACATCAGCTGACGAACACTCTAACCTTGTTGAAGCTATTGTCGTTATTGCTAACGATTCAGTCTTGTTGAAGGCTGAGGCAAACCCTTACATGATGAAGGATCGTCCAGTAGTTGCCTACCAAGATGACACAGTTCCCGGACGCTTCTGGGGTCGTGGTACAGCTGAGAAGGCCTACAACATGCAGAAGGCCATTGATGGTCAGCTCCGTGCTCACATGGACTCCTTAGCCTTGACTACAGCACCTATGATTGCCATGGATGCTACAAGACTGCCACGAGGTGCTAAGTTTGAGATTAAGCCCGGTAAGGCTATCTTGACCAATGGTTCACCTTCTGAGATCTTGTTCCCATTCAAGTTCGGTCAGACTGATAACAATGCAGCTGCAGCAGCGCAGAACTTTGAGCGTATGCTGCTACAGGCTACAGGTACAGTTGACAGCGCAGGTATGCCATCTAACGTTCCTCGTGATGCTGGCGCTGGTGGTATGTCTATGGCTATGGCTGGTATCATCAAGAAGTACAAACGTACCTTGAGTAACTTCCAAGAAGACTTCATGATCCCGTTCATTAACAAAGCTGCCTTCCGTTATATGCAGTTTGACAGTGAGCGTTATCCCTCAGTTGACATGAAGTTCATTCCTACAGCCACTTTGGGTATCTTGGCACGTGAGTTTGAACAACAACAGATGATTGGTTTGCTACAGACACTAGGCCCTGACACTCCAGTACTGCCTTTGATCCTTAAAGGGATCCTACAGAACAGTTCTTTGTCTAACCGTGGTGAGTTGATGCAAGCTTTGAGTCAGATGTCTCAGCCTAATCCTGAAGCTGCTAAAGCTCAACAGGAACAACAGATGGCTCAGATGCAACTGGCACAGGCTCAAGTGGCAGATCTACAGACTAAGGCTCAGAAACAATCAGCTGAAGCTCAGAAAACTATGGTTGAAGCTCAGTTGATCCCTGAAGAGCATAGAGTTAAGGTCATTCAAGCTGCTGCAACTAACATCGATCAGAGTAGTGACTTCGATAAACGCTTGAAATTGGCTGACATGATGCTAAAAGAGAAGCAAGTTAACCTTAAAGCTGCTGATATTGCATCTAATGAACGCATTGCAAGCCTTCAAATGATCAATAAATCAATGAAACAATAAAATAGTTAACAAAAAGCTTGACAAAGTGTTGTTTTTATGCTACAATAACACTATTGTTTAAGAATTCAATGGAGGGATAAGCCAAATGGCCCCTGATTTACAAAAGTATTACGAAGAAACCTTTAATACGATGAGTACTAGAGGTTGGGAGTACCTTATAGAGGACTTCGAAGAGATTAAGGCTAGTTTAAACGACTTATCAACTGTCACGGACACACAATCTTTATATTTCCGTAAGGGACAGTTAGATATTCTTGAATTAGTTTTAGGGCGTAAGGCTACGTGTGAGAAGGTATTTGAGGATTTACAGAATGGCTAACAGACTGTACGACTTTAAGTGCCCCAACGATCACATAACTGAATCGCTGGTTGATAGCGAGCATACAACTGCTAAATGTAAGGTATGTAGTAAGGACGCTATCAGGCTTATTTCAGCTCCAAGTATCAGTTTAGACGCTCTATCAGGCGACTTTCCCGGTGCTACAGCTAAATGGGCTTCTGTGAGGGCTGACAGGCTCAAGCAGGAACAAAAGAGAGGATCTGAGTAATTCCCGCAACGTAGTGAGGATCTTTAAAGGATTCTTATCTGCGATAAGGAGTAACATCAGGCAACCCAATTCTATTTTATAAATATCCTGTAATCCATATGTGGACAGGGAAAGGTTAGGTATGGCTTTAATTGAGCATAATGAGGAACTAGGTAATGTTAGTGAGTTAGACGCTGAGGACTTTAAACAACAACAAGTCCAAGCAAGCGAACAACAGAAACAACAACCTGCTGATAATAATGTAACAGAGATCCCTGAGAAATACAAGGGGAAGAATCTTGAAGACATTGTACGCATGCATCAAGAGGCTGAAAAGCTTATTGGTAGGCAAGCACAGGAAGTTGGCGAAGTTAGACGCTTAGCGGATGAATTACTAAAACAAAGCTTAGCTCAAAAGACACAACAACAAGCACAACCAAAAGCGGTGGATATTCCACCACAAGAGATCGACTTCTTTGAAGATCCGCAGAGTCACGTTAATCGTGCTGTTGCGAATCATCCTGATGTATTGGCAGCTAAACAAGCTTCCTTGCAACTCAAGCAAATTCAGACACAAGCAATGCTCAATAAGAAGCATCCTGACTTTGCAAGTATTGTAAGCGATGGTGAGTTTCAAGAGTGGGTTAGGTCTTCTCCAATGAGACTTAATATCTACGCTATGGCTGATGCTCATTATGATTTCAATGCAGCTGATGAACTTATCTCTACATTCAAACAGATTCGTACATCTAAGACACAACAAACTACTGATGCAGGTAACGCTGTCCGCAAACAGAACCTTAAAGCAGCTAGTGTCGATGTTGGAGGAACTGGAGAATCTTCTAAGAAGACATATCGTCGTGCCGACCTTATCCGGCTACGTATGACAGATCCTGACCGATATGAAGCCTTACAACCAGAAATTATGGCAGCATATCAAGAAGGTCGGGTGAAGTAATTTAATTAATTTATCATCATCAGGAGATTTTTAAAATGGCATTAGGTACAGATCACGTAACAAGTACGACCGCAGCAACGTTCATTCCAGAAGTATGGAGTGATGAAATTGTAGCGGCTTACAAAAAGAGCTTGGTTGCAGCTAACCTAGTTAAGAAGATGAGCTTCAAGGGCAAGAAAGGTGATGTAGTTCACATTCCAGTCCCTACACGTGGCAATGCTTCAGCTAAGGCAGCTTCTACACAAGTTACATTGATTGCAGCTACTGAGTCTGAAATTACAGTTGCTATCAACAAGCACTACGAGTATTCACGTTTGATCGAGGATATCGTGGAAGCTCAAGCTTTGTCTAGCCTCCGTCAGTTCTACACTGATGACGCTGGTCATGCTTTGGGTAAGCAAGTTGATACTGACTTGGTAAATTTGGGTCAACAGTTCAACGTTTCAACAGCTGGTGCAGGTAACTTCCGTTACGCTGGTGCTTTCATTGGTGGCGATGGCTCTACAGCTTTCGACTACACAGCTAACACCAACGCTGGTAACGCCTCAGCTTTGACAGCTGCTGGTATCCGTCGTACTATTCAGCGTCTCGATGACAGCGATGTTCCTATGGACAATCGTTTCTTCTTGATTCCTCCTTCAGTGCGTAACACCATCCTCGGCTTGTCTGAGTTCACCACCTTCAACAGTGTTGGTGAAGCCGGTACTGCTAACAGCATCCGTAACGGTATGATTGGTGACATCTACGGTGTTCCAGTCTATGTTACTTCCAATGCTGGCTACGCTAACAGCGCAGCTAACGGTTCAGGTACTAACATCGGTCGTGTGTGCTTGATGGCTCACAAAGACTCTATGGTGTTGGTTGAGCAAGTCGGTGTCCGTTCACAGACTCAGTACAAACAAGAGTACCTCGGTACATTGTTCACTGCTGATACTTTGTACGGTTGCGCTGAGTTGCGTAACTACGGTGGCGTTGCCCTCGTGGTTCCCGTCTAAGTAGACTAAGGGTTCTCCGCACTCACAAGGTGTGGGGAGCCTTTTTAATGTATTATAAGTTTAGTACATCAGAAAGGTTAACAGTCAAATGAAATTTAAGTGTAATCAATCAGGCAATACCGTTGAGTTCTTCCAAGAGCATGAGATTGCTGAGATGCGTAAACATGCAGGATATACAGAAGTACCTCCAGAAGCTCCTAAACCAGTAGCACCAACAACACCATCAACATCATCATCAAACAGTAAGAAGGTAGCTAAGAATGAGATCAGTATCAACGGGGAATCTGCTAACAGCGGGAACTAAGACTACTGTCTATACCGTTCCTACTGGCTACTACGCTAAATGGAATCTTTGCTTTATTTCAAACCACACAGGTAACAATAAACTGGTAAGTGTTTGGTGGTATGACTCTAGCCAGAATGCTGAAATTACAGTTGTTGATGCTTATCAGATTGCAGCTACTCAATACCTTCGCTTTGATGGCGGTGCTTATGTAGTACTTGAAGAGGGAGATCAAGTACGTATTACACCTGAGACTGGATCTTCAATGTCAGCTACTAATACGTTTGAGTTATACAGAAAAGGCGAGTAACAGTAATGGCTATTTTTAACCAGAATAACATGTTAAGCGACTTCGCCTTTGAAGACATGGGCGGTGGTGGTGGCTTATTTGATAGTGGCTCATTCACTCTTCAAGATCTGTTAAATTATTCATCAACTCCTGAGCCTTCCTTTGTAGCTCCAGCGCCAGCTCCTGTGTATATGCCAGAGCCTGTGTACACACCTGAGCCTGTATATACACCCCCAGCTTTTGTATCACAGCCTGCAATTGATTACTTTGCACAGCAGTTTGCTCCTGAAATGTTTACTCAAGCACCTGCTCCAGTATATCAACCAACGTTTACACCTGAGCCTGTAGCAGCTCCTGCTTTACCTCCACAAATGATGGAGTCATTGTTCACAGGTCAACCTGTAGGTGCTGTTATGCCTACTCCTGAGTTTGTATACCAGCCTATGCCGGCTTATCAGCCTATGCCGGCTTACCAGCCTGAACCAGCTTACCAGCCTATTCAACAAGTAGCTGACGCACCAGTTGAGCAATTACAACCCGCACAGCCAGCACAAGAGACTAAGCCATCATCGGCATCAGTTATTGATAACCTAACAAAGCAAATCTTAGGCTCTAGCGATTCTTCTAAGTGGACTGGTGGCGTAGGCGCTGAACAAGCCGCTAAAGACATGGCTAAGATCATGGCTGGCATTGGCATCACAGACATTAGTCAGTTTGGCAAGATCACACAAACTGGTTTGCAAGAGGATGTCCGTCCTGATGGTCGTGGTGGCTATGTAGACCAACGAGGCAATCCTGTTGACCCTAACATTGTCCAAACAGGTTCATATGAAACTGAAGGCGGTCGCATTGACTATGCTACTGCACCTATCGGCACACAGGTAACTTACGGCAACAAGTTAACAAACCAAGCTGTACCGATTACATATAGTGAGCGTCAGACTGGTAACGCCTTTGGTGGTACTTTTGAGGGCAAAGGTAACACAGGCTATCGAGTTGACTTCGATGCTTCAGGTAAGCCAGTTTTCTATACTACTGGTGCATCAAGCTCAGATGCAGCAAGTGCACTGCCTTTTATTCAGATGGCTTTGTTGGCTACTGGTGCTGGTGGTTTGTTAGGTAATGCTTTACTAGGCTCCGGTGCTTCACAAGTAGCTGCTAATGCTCTTGGAGGTGCTATCTTAGGTGGAGGTACTTCTGCAATTACAGGCGGTGATGTAGTTAAAGGTGCACTGTTAGGCGGTGCAGGCGGTGCTTTGTCAGGCTACTTAGCTCCTGAAGTGCCTGTGGATGCTGCAGGTACTCCTACAGTAGATCCTGCAGCATTCATGACTCCTGATGTTTCAATCTTTGAAGCGCCTCCAACTAACACACTATTCCCACCTATTGAAGCTCCTCCAATAGTTCCTGAGCTACCTTATGTAGCACCTGAGCTTCCCTACGTAGCTCCTCCAACTGATACCTTTTTACCAGCTATTGAAGCTCCTCCAATAGATGTAGCTCTACCTCCAATTACAGAAGCTCCAGTAGTCACAACACCTCCTTATATTGAGCCCGAGTCTTTCATGACTCCTATGCCTGTTGAGCCTACGCCAGTGCCTACACCTACCTATGTAGAGCCTGAAGCATTCATGACTCCTCAAGCTCCTATTGTCACTGAGGCTCCTGTCGTCACTGAAGCTCCTGTATCAGTAGTGGATAATATTCCTGAACTGGTTATTACACCTACTCCTGAACCTGTAGTTACACCTGATGTTGCTGCTAATCCTCCTGCCTTAACTCTTGCAGACCTAGGTATTGATTACTCATTAAACAACGGTAGTCTAATGAAGCCGTTGACTGATATGGGTGGCGCTCAAGGTGTACAGCCGGGTACTTCAGCTAACTTACCTGACATGGGTGGTGGACAAGGATTAACTATTAATGTAGGTGCTCCATCTACAACTCTTGCAGATGCTATAGCTACCTTAGCAGGTGTTAACCCAGCTCCTTTGCCTGACATGGGTGGAGCTCAAGGTTTGACATATCAGACACCTACAGGTTTAGTGACTGAGGGTGGTCTGTTAGCTACAGGTATTGCAGGTACAGTTCCTTCAATATTAGGTGAGACAGGTATTAATACAGCTACTAATATCGGTTCTAACATCGGTACTGAGTTAGCTAAGATTAACACAGGTATTACTGAGCCTACACCATTACCTCCAGCTAGTACTAATCCTTTAAGCAACCTTACACCATCACAAATAGCTAATATCCTTAAAGGTGCTGCAGGTTTGTTTGGTGCTGTCAATGCTTCTAATATGGCTGGTGGCGGTGGAGGCTCTCCAATGAATGTAGGTGCTTTGCCTACACAGGGTATTCCTTTGAATAGTCAAGATTATTTCAATGCTATTCAACAGAACTATAACTCGTTACTACCTGCACTGCCTAGGGATGTTGCTACACCTCTTGCAAACTGGTATAACTCTCAATATGGGGCTTAAGTAATGTCAATTTATCGAGGCCCGGGAGGTTCTGGTGATGCTACGAATGACGCTAGCAGTCAAGCTTCTTTAGTAGCTCAGAAAGTTACTGAGGCTACTGAGGCAGCTTCACAGGCTTCTGCAAGTGCCGTTGCAGCCAGTACTTCAGCATCTAATGCATCTATGTCAGCCAGTGCAGCTAGTTCATCCGCTAGTGCTGCAGCTACTTCAGCTTCTAATGCATCCACATCAGCTAGCTCAGCAAGTACTTCAGCATCCAATGCTAGTTCATCGGCAAGCACAGCTACTACACAGGCTACTAATGCAGCTAGTTCAGCCACTACAGCAACTACTAAAGCTATTGAGGCTGCATCATCGGCTACAGCTGCAGCTTCATCAGCTACCGATGCAGCTAACAGTGTAACAAGTATTGGTACATCTGTCAGTGATGCTGCAGCGTCAGCCTCAGCAGCCTCTAGTAGTGCCTCAGCAGCTTCAAGTAGTGCTTCAGCAGCCAGTACAAGTGCAACCAATGCAGCTAGCTCAGCTTCAGCAGCGTCCTCTAGTGCTTCAGCAGCGTCCTCTAGTGCAAGCTCTGCAAGCTCTTCAGCAAGCTCAGCGAGCTCCTCGGCTACTACAGCAACTACTAAGGCCAGTGAAGCTGCTACATCCGCTACTAACGCTAGTAACTCAGCTAGTGCAGCTTCAACATCAGCTACAGCAGCTTCATCGTCAGCCAGCACAGCTAGCACACAAGCGAGTAATGCAGCCAGTAGTGCCTCGGCTGCTTCAACGTCAGCTACTAACGCAGCCTCAAGTGCTACTAACGCAGCTTCGTCAGCCACAGCAGCTGCAGCATCAGCCACAGACGCAGCTTCATCAGCTAACTCAATTCTCAATGGAACTATTAACGGTGGGACTTACTAAATGACTTCAACTATTATCACAAAGAACAGTAGCACAGCCTCTTCTGTGCCCTCATCTGGCTCACTGACTCAAGGTGAGTTAGCTGTTAACGTTACTGACAAGAAACTGTACACCAAGGACTCAGGTGGTACTGTCGTTAAGCTTGTTGGTAGTCTGGGTAATCAGGAAGCTAGTGCTGCAGCAATCACTGGAGGTTCTATCAATGGAACTACAGTGGGGGCTTCTACAGCCTCTACAGGTGCTTTCACTACTTTGTCAGCATCCTCTACAGTATCAGGCACAGGCTTCTCAACTTACCTAGCAAGCCCTCCTGCTATTGGTGGTACAGCGGCTGCGGCTGGTTCATTTACAACTCTAAGCGCTTCTGGTGCTGTAACCCTCTCTGGAGGTACTGCTAACGGAGTAGCGTATTTAAACGGCTCTAAGGTTGTTACAAGCGGTTCTGCGCTTACTTTTAATGGAACTACTTTTATTGCTCCTGTGGTTCAAGCATCTGATGCAAATGCCACAGTAAAAGCGGACGGAAATGGTGTTGGTGGAATACGGATGTATGCCAACAGTAGCGGAACAGCTTTACTTGAAACAACAACAGATTCTGATTTGATTTTTCGTAGAAATTCAACAGAAGGTATGCGCCTAACCAGCACAGGTTTGGGTATTGGTACAAGTAGTCCTACTGCAAAGCTATATGTTAATGCTAACAACTCTACTGCTACTGCCATATTTCAAGACGAAAACAATGGTGCAAAAATCAGGCTACTAGCCAACTCCATTAACTTTGATTTAGGAAATAACGGGACTAACGCATATCTAGCTGTTAGTGGCGCAACTTCTTTGGCTTTTAATACTAATAGCACGGAGCGTTTACGCCTTGACGGATCAGGCAATCTAGGCTTGGGAGTTACTCCTAGTGTTTGGGGAAGTGTGTGGAAAGCGCAGCAATTTCAAGTTGGCGGGTTTATTGCATCGCAAACAAATGCGAATGACATTATTCATGTTGGAACAAACGCATTTGCAAATTCAAGTAATGCTTGGACTTACATAAATACTGCCGCATCAACTCGGTATCAGCAATATCAAGGCGCACATTCTTGGTACACAGCCCCATCAGGCACAGCAGGAAACTCCATTACCTTTACTCAGGCAATGACTCTGGATGCCTCGGGGCAACTTGGCATCGGAACTACAAGCCCAGGAAATAAACTTGATGTGCGTGGTGGTGTGAACTTTTGGGGTGCTAGTAGCGGCATTGTCCAATTTGATGGAACTTCAATCAAGCAAGTTGACAATACAGTTTTAACTGTCGGGACTTTTTACAATCAGGCTTTCACGCTTATAACCAACAACACAGAGAGAGCCCGTATAGACACAAGCGGTCGGTTTGCTATCAATGTTGCAGGAAATTCTTATTCACAAGATGCAGGCTTAACAGTTAACGGAACGGGTTTCACAAGAGCAATTTATACCAATATAAATGGCACTTCTTCTGCTACTCATTGTTCTTTTGCAAATGGAAATGGTGTTGTTGGTTCAATTACAACAAGCGGCACTACCACAACCTATGCAACATCATCCGACTATCGCCTAAAGAACACCGTTGCTCCAATGACAGGAGCATTGGCTAAAGTTGCTTTGCTCAAGCCAGTCACTTACAAGTGGAACGCTGACGGCTCTAATGGTGAAGGCTTCATTGCTCACGAATTGGCTGAAGTTTGTCCTGATGCCGTAGTAGGCGAGAAAGATGCTGTTGACGCTGAAGGCAATCCTAAGTACCAAGGCATTGACACCTCATTCTTGGTAGCTACATTGACTGCCGCTATCCAAGAACTCAAAGCAGAATTTGATGCCTACAAAGCATCTCACCCTTAATCTCTAAAGGAAATCAAAATGACTACTACCACTTGGAAAATCAACACACTTGAAAGCAACACAGCAGACGGATTCGTTTCTGTTGCCCATTGGACTTGCACAGCAGTAGACGGAGAACACTCTGCCTCTGCCTACGCAACAGTCTCATGGGCTGAAGGCACTCCTGCCATTCCTTATGCAAATCTCACAGAAGCTACTGTACTAGAGTGGGTGTGGGAAAGCATTGACAAAGCAGCTACAGAGGCTTCTTTGGCGGCTCAAATTGCTTTGCTGAAGAATCCTGTTAAGGCTACTGGTACGCCTTGGACTGAGTAAGTCATAGGTTATCATGGACAATAAAGAAGTCACTCATGAGCATATCTATGACAGGCTGTTAGCTGTTGAGGCTAAGGTAGACAGTATTGAGAGAAACACTCAAGAGGTTGTAAAGGCATTCAATGCAGCTGCAGGTGCTTTTCAAGTTCTTGAGTGGGTCGCTAAAGCTATCAAGCCACTCATTGTTATAGGTGCTTTCTTCGGAGCTATTTGGTTAGCTATTGATAATAAACTACACGGGAGTTAAAGTATATGAAAGGTATGCCTACAAGAGGACAGCGTACAGCTAAGAATAAGATGAAGAAAGTAATGGGTGAGTACAAAGAAGGTACTCTCCACAGTGGTAAAGGCGGCCCTGTGGTGAAGTCAAGAGCCCAAGCAGTTGCGATTGCTTTGAGTGAAGCTGATAGAGCTAAGAGAAAAACTGGTAGAAATAAAAAGTAAAGGAATACACAAATGGCTACGTATTTAGACGTTGTGAACAATGTGCTCAGACGCTTGCGTGAGCCTGTTGTATCCTCTGTAACAGATACTGATTATTCAGCTATGTTAGGTGTGTTCGTTAATGATGCTAAGCGTGAGATTGAGGATGCTTACGATTGGAATGCTTTATCGGACACACTGACAGCTACTACCACTGAGGACATCTTTAACTATGTTCTGGTAGGCTCTCGTACTCGTTTCCGTACTATTGATGTATTCAACGAGACTAAAGAAGTTGAAATGCACTACAGGCCTACAGGATGGATGAATAGACAGTTCATCATTGTAGATCAACAGAAGGGTGAGCCTACATACTACAACTTCAACGGTGTAGATGTTAATGGTGATACTCAAGTTGATGTGTATCCAATTCCTAATGGTGTATATGATCTACGCTTTAACTTGGTTATCCCTCAGGCTGACTTAGTTAACGACAATGATCGTATCTTAGTTCCTTCACATCTAGTAGCTATGTTAGCCCACTCTAAAGCTATTGCTGAGCGTGGTGAGGACTCAGGAGTCTTGTCTTCAGAGGCCTATCAGATGTACAGATTAGCTCTTGCTGATGCTGTAGCTATTGAGCGTAATCACTACGATGAAGAGATGACTTGGGAAGCTGTTTAAATGTCAGAACAACTATTAACGACAACTATTCAAGCTCCGGGCTTCATGGGTTTGAACCTTCAGGACTCTTCAGTGAGTCTTGAGAATGGTTACGCCACTGTAGCTACTAATTGTGTGATTGATAAGTTTGGACGTATTGGTGCTCGTAAGGGATGGAGCCCAGCTCACTCAACTTTAGCAGCTTTAACAGGCTTCAATGTTAAGGTTATTGGTGAGTTGATTGATAACAGTGGTAACTCCTACATTGTAGCTGCTGGACATAGTAAGTTATTTAAACTGTCAGGATCTACCCTTACAGAGTTAACCTACGGAGGTGGCGGCACAGCTCCTACCATTACAGACGATAACTGGCAGATGGCTCCGTTGAATGGCTGCTTATACATCTACCAAGCTGGTCATGATCCTCTAGTGTTCGATCCTGCGACCAGTGCCACTACTTATAAGCGTATTTCTGAGAAGACTGGTTACTTAGGTACAGTTAAAAGTAACAACTGTGTAATCAGTGCCTACGGTCGTACATGGAGTGCCAATAACAGTACAGACAAGAGTACTGTACAGTTCTCTGACTTACTATCTGGTCATGTCTTAAATACAGGTACTTCAGGTACTTTGGATGTATCTCAAGTGTGGCCTGCAGGTTCTGATGAGATTATTGCCTTAGCTGCACATAATAACTTCTTGATTATCTTTGGTCGTAGACAAGTATTAGTGTATGCCAATGCTACAGATCCTAATAACTTAACACTTTCTGATACAATTACAGGTGTAGGTTGCTTTGCTAGGGACTCCGTAGCTAAGACTGGTAGTGATATTGTCTTCCTGTCAGATACTGGTGTTAGATCCTTGATGAGAACTATTCAAGAGAAGTCAGCTCCTATGAGAGAGATTAGCTTGAATGTTAAGGATGCTTTAATAGATGATTTAAGTTCTGAGACAGCAGCTAATATTAGATCGGTATATTCAGACAAGGATGCCTTCTATTTATTGTCTCTCCCTGCAACTAATACTGTCTATTGTTTTGATATGCGTGGACAGTTACCTAACGGTGCAGCTAAGACTACAACGTGGGATAATATCACTCCTACAGCTTTCTTTTACACCCGTAGTAAGGAATTATTGCTAGGACAAGAAAGTTATATTGGAAAATATCAGAATTCACTTGACAACACTAGTACTTATAAGTTAAAATATTATACTAATTACTTTGACTTTGGTTCTCCTACATCATTGAAGATCCTTAAGAAGATTAACATGACCTTTGTAGGTGGTAACGGAGCTGATGTAATTGTTAAGTATGGGTTTGATTTCAGTCCTAGTTATATATCAAGAGTAGTTGAACTTGGTAATATCTCAATAGCTGAATACGGTATATCTGAGTATAACATTGGACAATACACAGCTGGTGTTGTCTACGATAATCAGAAGATTAACGCAAGTGGTTCAGGCAATGTAGTACAGCTTGGACTTGAGACAGATATTAATAACTTTGAAATATCATTACAGAAACTAGATTGCTATGTTAAAGCAGGAAGGACACGATAATGTCTAATTATACCAAGGCTACTGACTTTGCAGTGAAGGACTCCCTATCAACGGGGAACCCTTCAAAGCTTGTTAAAGGCACTGAAATTGATACTGAGTTTAGTGCTATTCAATCAGCAGTTAACTCTAAAGCTGATAAAGCTAATCCTTCTTTCACAGGGACTCTGACAGCAGTGGACATCACTATGACAGGATCATTTACAGGAACACTTGACGGAGGCACATACTAAAATGGCTGATTGGACAGATTTAATTGGCCCTTTGCTGGGCACTGCAGGTAGCGTATATGCTGCTAACACAGCTGCTAATGCTACCACTAACGCAGCTAATCAAGCTGCACAAGCTGCACAGTTCAGACCTGTAGGAATCACTACAAGGTTTGGTAAGTCAGGCTTCCAGTATGATCCTGCTACAGGACAACTCACAGGTGCTGGCTATCAAGTAGCTCCTGATGTTGCAGCTATGCGTGAAGGTTTGATGGGCTTGGCAGGTACTGGCTTAAGTCAAGCTCAACAGGCTCAAGCTCAACAGGCAGGTATTACTCAAGCTGGTCAAGGCCTATTCAACCTAGGTCAGCAGTATGTAGCTCAGACACCTCAGGGTGCAGCTCAGCAGTTCATGTCGCAGCAGCAGCAACTACTGGCTCCCGGTCGTGAACAGCAACTGGCTCAACTGACTAACCAACAACAGCAGCAAGGTCGTTTAGGTCTAGCTACTGGCGGCACTGCACAGGGTTATACAGCTGGCGCTCAAGGCTTACAAGCTGCTAATCCTCAGATGGCTGCTTACTACAATGCATTGGCTCAGCAGGATGCGCAGTTGGCAGGACAGGCTCAACAGGCTGGACAACAGCAGGTACAGTTCGGTCAAGGATTGATGTCTAGTGGTTTAGGTCTGCAGAATACAGGCTATGGTTTACAAGGTGCAGCTTTGGCTCCTTATACTAACTATATCGCAGGTGCTACAGGCTTAGAGAATCAAGGCTTGAATGCTTTGACTCAAGGACTTGGTTTAGGTTCATCAATCACAGCAGCATCCACAGCTGCGGCTAACATTCAGAATGCTGCAGCTCAGCAAGTAGCCCAGCAACAATTACAAAGAAACAATGCTATTGTAGGTGGTTTAACAGATCCTATTAGTCAATTGATTGGTGGCCTTACAGGATCTACAGCGGCTAGATCAGCCAATGCTAATACAGCTTTTAACCCTTACTTTCAGTCTATTGGATATCGTCCTTAAGGAATAACATGGCAACACTACCACAAGGTTTATTTGGAGGCATGGGTACTCCTGAGGAAATGCAAAGAGCATTGTCTGAACAAAAGGCTATGCAGTTTGCTACTATGTCTCCTCAACAACAGCTTTCATACAACATCTTTAAGAACACTAGCAATCTAGGTCGTGGCTTAGCTGGTGCTATGGGTGCGGATGTACAAGATCCTGCAATCCGTAGAGCTACTATGCTTAGACAGATGGCTTCACAGTATGATACTACTACTCCTGAAGGTTTGCGTCAAATGGCTGCAGCTCTTCAAGGCACAGACCCTGAGTTGGGCTTCCAAGTCATGCAACGTGCTGATGCTTTGGAGTTGTCTAAGGCTAAGATTGGTTCTGAGAATGCATTGATTAAGCAACGTGAGCATGAGAAAACTGCTGCAGATCCTTTCCAGCAATTCTTACGCTCTGCTGTAGGTAAAGTCACACCAGCTAGTTTGAAAAAGTTTAAAGATTCTGAAGATCCTCAAGACTTAGAATGGGTAGATAAGCCTAATTTAACTGAGATTCAGAAACTACAAGAGTACAGAGACTCTCTTCCTGTAGGTTCTAAAGCCCGTGCTGAAGTAGATGCAAAGATTAAAGCTGAAGGAGAAGGTAAAGGAACTAAGATTGTTAATGAGATCCCCGGCTTAAAAGGCACTGGTGATATTGTGAGTCTTCGTCAGAATCTTAACACTACATTAAAACCTTATCGTGATGCTGTTAATGCTGCTGATTCAGCTATTGCACTGGCTGACGATGTTCTTAAGACAAATAACTTTGCTTCCTCTTCGGCCTTATCACGCCAGTTAGCTAAGGCTGTTGGAGAGCAACAAATCTCTAAAGCTGACGTAGATGCTTTTGGTGGTGATCCTTCGTTAATTGGTATGGTATCAGATGTTGCTTCAAGATTAACAACAGGTACACCTACAGCAGATACAACACGTAGATTAAAACAACTTGCTCAGATTATCAAGAAAAAGAATGAAGCTCTTGAGAATAATGAAATTAAACAGACACAGCGCACAGCTGAGTTGTCCGGTTTGTACAAGCCTGAGCAAATTAAAGAGGTCTTTACATTAAGAGGGTCAAAACAACCAGAAGGAACTAAACGAACCACTAAGAGTGGAGTTACCTACTATGTTGCAAATGAGGATAAGTAATGAAGTACATTATTAACGGTAAGCCTGTTATTGTAGATAAAGAACTAACTGATGATGAGATTGATGAGATTGCAGCTGACTTAGGAGGTTCTAGACCTACAACAGGCCCTGAAGCTATTCCAACAGGAGGTTATGCACCGGCTCCTCCAGCGCAACCTCAAATGTCAGCAGGTCAGCGAACCTTTCAGAATGCTTTAACAGGCGCTATGGCAGTTCCTGTCTTAGCTGCTGGAGCTAGGGGTTTGCAACTTGCAACACAAGGCGGTAGAGCTGCACCTTATACAGCTAACTTGGCTAAAGCATTCTTGCCTCAGTCAGGCCGTGCATTGGCTGCTGAAGGGGTTATTGGAGCTACTAGTGGTGTTGTAGGCGGTGAGACCGGTCAACAAGTTGCTCAAAAGTTTGGAGAACCTTATAGACCTGTAGGTGAGTTTGTAGGTGGTTTAGGTTCAGGTCTGTTTGCTAATACAGTTGCTCGTAATGTACCTGAAATGGCCTTGGGTGCTTTCCAAGCTAAAACCGGTAACATTGTTGATGAAGTATCGGCAGCTGCCGGAGGTGTGCGTGCTCGTGGTCGTTTATCTCAAGCTATGGAAGCTAATCCTAGCTTATCTGCTGACCTTGCACGTGCTAAGGAAATTGAAGCATCTACAGGTGTAAAACTACCTGTTACAGCCGCTTCTAAAGGCGATACAACATTGAGTGGTTTGGTAACTTCTCAGACATCACGTGGTGAGAATGCTTCCTTCACAGCTTTCATGGCTAACCAAGAGAAAGAAGCTATAGAGGCTGTTAAACAAGCACAACGTAGACTTGCTGGTGATCCTAAGAATGCTGAAGCTTTGGCTCAAGTAGAGGCTAAAAAGGCAGAGCTTGAGAACTTCCGTAGAGAGACAGCAGCTGAAATGCGTATAGCTAATCAGAACCGTACTGTTGAATCTATCGATACCCGTATTAAGGAACTAACTGAAGATACTTTAAATGTATCTACAGATAAAGAAGATATTGGTAATCGTATTAATAACTTGTTGTCAGCTAAAGAAAAGGCTGTACGTGAAGACTTCTCTAAGAACGTTTATACACCGCTATTAAGTGAGGCTAAAAAAGAAGGTGTTGAAATGGAATCACAGGTAGCTGCTGTGATGTGGAATTACATTAAACAAGAGAAAGCTGGGGATGTCTTTACTAAGTTCCCCGGACTTTTGGCACAAGTTGAGAGAGCTTTTGCACCTAAGAAAACACCTACAAGCAGTAAGTTTGCTGAGAAATACCCTAATCTTGTAAGATCAGCTGAAGGTACTTTTCAAAACGTATCTGTTAGTGATGTAGATTCTTTAAAAAGAGCTGTTAATAAAGCCATTGGAGATACTCAGGATCGTGATCAGCTTCGTATTTTGTCAGGTTTTAAACGACAACTAGATGATGCTATTGCAACAATGCCTGAATCTTTTTCAGTTCCTTATAAACAAGCAGATAAAGACTTTGCAGCTAAAGTAGGAATGCCATTTAGTGAGGCAGGTGTGGTGTCTGTTGATAGGGCTCGATTTGTTGAGTCTGTTGTTCCTATGCTTACAAACAAGCCTTCAGCTGTACGTCAAATCTTAGCAGCTTCGGATAACTCTCCTGAAGCTTTAAAGATCATTGAAGATGCTTTCTTAATGCGTATTTCACAGACAGATGGTATTGTTAATAAAAATACACTGGAAGTTAACCCTGCAGCTTTAACATCCTTCATTAAGAAGAACAGTGCAGCTATTGATCAAGTACCGGGCTTAAAAGAAAGACTTCAAGGCTTAGCAGGTAATGTAGAAAGACTAAGTGTTAATAGAGCACGCATTCTTGATGAACAAAAGAATGCCTCTGTTGAAAAGTTTGCTAATGTTTGGTCTGAAGCTTATGGATCTAAAGGCGGTTTTGAAGGCTTTGTAAACAATGCTTTAAAGACTCCTGAAGATATGAATAGGCTTATTCGAATGGCTGGATCAGATACTTCATTGCGTAACGGACTAAAGAGTACTATATTAGAGATTGGTTTAAACAGTCCTAATAAACTAGCTTTCTACACTGATAACGCTAAAGCACTTGACAGTTTGTTTGGTAAGGAACACTCACAGACAGTTAAGGATCTTTTAGAAGGTGCTGAGAGACTTGCACAGTTCCCTTTGCGTAGTAAAGTTAACCAGACACTGACACAGCAGACTGGCTTTGAGCGTGAGTTTGGTACAGATCCTGCTAAGGCTGCATCCCTTATCAGACAACAAGTACAAAGCACATTCTACAAAGCTTCTACTTTGTTTAGTCGGTTCGTACAAAACAAGGCTACTAAAGCTGAAGCTACAGAGATACAAGAATTCTTAAAGAATCCCGGAGCTGTTGCCGATGCTGCTGAGTTGTTGAAAGCTTTAAATGATACTTCTGAACAAGGTATAAAAAAGGCTTTAAAGATAGCTAATAAACTAGCTAAGAATACAGCTTCTGCAGGTATCTTTGGTGGTCTAGCACCTGTAGTTACTGGTGAACTTGGTTTGAGTGAAAGACAGCCAGTACAGCAGTTTGCTGAGTAATCATGAGAAAGCTAATATATGCCCTACTAATCATAGGGCTGTTAGCGTCAGCTCAAGTAGCTCCTACTAACTGCGCTAGAGAGTTTTACTTAATATCTCAATATGTCCATAATCCTTCAGAGCGACATCAACAACTCTTAAGAATACTTTCAATATACGAATGTACCACTTATGAGTTGAATGATATATGGAATAACCTAGGTAGTTGGGCAGGTACTGCTGATAGTGCAGAACTAAGACAGAAACTTATTCACGAACACGCTAAGGCTACTCTAAGGGAGTCTAAGAAGTGATCTCCTCGTTACACAAATGGTATCCCTTTGTCTTCCCTGACACACACGATGTAAAGTCAATAGCTTTTGAGAAGAGAGTTGAGAGACTTGAATATGAGTACAGGGAGGCAGTTAAAGCTCAGAAGGTAAGGGATGCTATTGAGGAATATGCTTTAGAGTTATATAACAAAAGGGCTTATCAAACTACTATAGAGATAGAGACTTTTAATAATACTAGGCACTTTGATAAATACGTATAGTAAGAAGGAGATTAAACATGTTTGCATTAGATGCACTTTTAAATGTAGGTAGTAAGTTAATTGATAAACTTATACCAGATCCTGAACAGAAAGCTAAAGCTCAGTTAGAACTACAGAGGATGGCTCAAGAGGGTGAGTTAGCTAAGATGGCTAATGAAACTAAACTCTATGAGACTGAACAGAACAATCTGACACAGCGTATGCAAGCTGATATGGCTAGTGACTCATGGATGTCTAAGAATATACGTCCATTAACTCTAGTGTTCCTGTTAGCAGCTTATTCAGGCTTTGCAATTGCATCTATCTTTGAGTATGAGACTCGTGGTGCTTATGTGGAGCTTCTAGGTCAGTGGGGAATGCTAGTAATGTCCTTCTACTTTGGTGGACGCACAATGGAAAAGATTGCAGATAGGGTTAAGAAATAATGAACCTTACTAAACACTTTACTCTTGAAGAGTTAACTCATACAGATCACAGACAGTTTGATAATACACCCAATGAACAAGAACTTGCAAACCTTAGAAGACTTGCAGCCTTCCTCGAAGAGGTCAAGACAGTGCTTGGAGGAAGACCAGTCATGGTTAACTCAGCTTTTAGAAGTAAGCAAGTCAATGACGCTGTTGGCTCTAAAGATACTAGCCAGCATCGTAGTGGTTGTGCTGTGGACATCAGAGTACCTCAATTAACCCCAGATCAGGTTGTCAGGACTATCATTGATGCAGGTCTAGAATATGATCAGATCATACGAGAGTTTGACAGGTGGACTCATATAAGTATTCCTAACACACCAGAGGCTAAACCTAGAAAGCAAGCACTGATTATCGATAAACAAGGTACTAGAGCATTTGCTTAAGTATACAGTACTAAGTTTTAAGTATCCAATAGAAAAGCCCTTTAGAGTTATTAGCTCTAGAGGGCTTTCTTGTTATTGCTAGTCTAGGATAAACGCTAAGGTTAAGAATCCTATGTGCAGATAGATAACAGGTACAGGCTCTTCAGTCATGATGTCATTCTCGTCCATGATGAATAGTTGATCAGCTTCTAAGCCAAACACTAGACCCGCTTTAGTTTCAAACTCTAATGTCATTTAGCTTCTCCTTCAACTACTGTGTAAGGGACTGTACGAACTGTTGGAAACTGATTCATAAAGTCTTCCCTTGTAATGTCTCTACCTATCTTGATCTCTTTAAAAGGTCTACCCTCTTGTGTGAGAGTAGCCTTTAAAGATACACAAGCTGGACAGTTATCCTTTGTGTAAACTGTGATCATCTTAGATCTCACATCCGCCTGCAGCACACGCTAATGTCTGAGAGCCTTCAACATTGTCAGTACGTTCAATGAACTTATCCCAGTCAATACCTAAAGGCATTCTAGACACCATGTCGTGATACTCAAACTCATTCATGGACTCATAAGGAGCTTGTCTGTATGTACCTCCATCCATCGGTAGGAAGCTCACACCTGTAATCTCATCAAAGTTATTCCATACCCAAGCTCCAACTTCAGGCCACTCATTCTCATTCACTGAGATAGTCACTGATGGCTTATGTTCACAGTAGTGACGCTGGAACAACAACCACAGTCTCAAGTGCTTAATAGCATTCAAGTCCTCACGCAGTACAGCACCCTTCTCAACTCGCATTGGGAAGCTGAACACCGTAGTACTCTCAGGCTTCATAACACAAGGCTCAGCTGGGAACCCTTGAGCTTTCAAGAAGTCAGTCAGAGGGTCTTTGTTATCAGACCGTACACGACGAATAAAGTACTGACTGTGCTGAGGATGGATGCCACTAGCAGTGCCTGTAAGCTGAGAGACAGTGCCCTCGGGCTTAATTGCAGTAATGGCAGCACTTCGATTAATGCCAATAGCGTCAGCAAACTCAGCGTTAGTATCAATAGCCACATTCTTAAGTCCTTCCAAGATAGCTGGTAATTCAGCGTTATCAGGGTCATTCAACAATACATTATCCAAGATACCTGTCATTGACACGCCCAACAAACGCTCCTCTTCAGTGTTAGTCTGCCACACCTTACGAAGGTACGGGAAGTGAGTCATTGTCGATTGAAAAGTCCCCAGAATAGTAGCCAAGCGCACCTTATTCCGTAGAGTATCCACACTATCGCTGCTCCGAACAATAACAGAAGACAGATTACAAAATTGATAAGGTCTAAGGATAATCTCACTGCAAGGGTTTGTACCCCACTCTTTACCCAACTCCCTACGTCCATTCTTAGCTGCTTGAAGTTCACTTGCATAACGATTAAAGATACCTCGCTCTCCAGAGTGTGATTCATAGATACTTGACCACTCACGCATGAACTTACCTACATCAGGCTTAACTTCGTAGATTGCACTGTTGTTAGCCAAGGCACGTTGACCATTACCATCCCACCAGTTACCAGCTTTAGCGTGAGCCATACGATCATCACTCAAGTCAGACAATGAGATCATAGCCGATCTACGCACTCCACCGACCACCACAACTTCGCCAACTTTGCAGAGGATGTCGTGAGCTTCCAAGCTTGTAAGTTTTCGTCCCGCAGCAAGCTTGAATTTATTAACAACATACTTGAACAAGTCCTCAAGAGGTTGAGGGCCACTGGCACGTCCACCGAAGGTCTTGAGTCTAGCACCTGCAGGTCGTACAGCAGATACGTCCCACTTCGGAATCTCGCCAGCATACAGTAAGGCGATAACCTGTCGTAACGCTTTAGCCCATCCCTCTTTGGAGTCCTTAACGTTAATGATAGTACCACTATTAAACAACTCAGTTGGAATCTCAGGTAACTTAGATACATACTTTTGCTCCACACTAAAGCCTACACCTGTGCCACACAGAAGAATATACATGGCCTCATCAAATGCCTTAGGATCATCGATAGGCAAATATGAACAGTTATAACCTGCAATGTTCTGACGCTCCAAAGCATCACCAGCTGTCATGATACTACGCATTGAAGGTACTACTTCAAGGTTAGTCACAGCAGTTTGTAGCTCCTCACGCAAAGCTGGAGTAAAGTCATAGTTATGGTTAGTCTTCAACTGCTTAGTCATGAAGTCAAAGTATCGTGCCACAGTCTCAGGCCAGTGTTCCCTACGGCCTTTATCATCCAAGTAGCGTGAATAACGGCTTTTACCGATGTACTCTTGGTATGGTGTCATAATTGTCATATTAGTCTAGTTCCTTTATTAAGTATTCTTGTTTCTTTTCAATGATGTCATCAAATCTTTCGACAAGATCATCACTCTGGAGTCCTAGCAGTTCCAAGAGCGAGACCTCATCTAAACGTTTGAGAGCCTCTTTCAGTTCTTCAAATGTTATTGTTGCGTTCACATTCGTTGCTCCGCTCACGTTTATCAATCTCTCTGTCAATGTACCACTTAGCCTTCTTAAGGTCTTCAATAGCATCTTTCTTCAGATCACAACGCCAGATATATTTAATTGCATTACCTAAGTTAAAGCCCATGTGTTCTGTAACTTGGATGCATTCAATACCTGAGGGATGCTCAGTGTAGTGTTTAGGTTTGTTAACAATGTCTTCCTGATCCTCTTCCTTAACATCTACCCATTCCTTAATAGCTTCACTTAAGGGCTTAGCAGCTTCTTGAATGTACATACTACGAGGAACCCACTTCTCTCCCTCATAGCAGTCATTACAAGGATGAATACCACCATCTAATTCTTTATAGAAACAAGTTCTACATTTATCCCATGTTGTTGTTTCCATATTTCCTCCCTAAATATTCAACACTTAAAAACATCTCATCGAAGTGTCCATCTTGTACTTCATTCATCATAAGTAAACCTCTCCAGTGTCTGTTACTTAGTTGATCCATATACGACTCATCGTGTAGATAAAAACTTCCAACAATAATAGCGCATATAGGTTTACCGTCAGCTCGTTTACCGTAGGCGATCTGTTTACCTTGCTGATGGCCAGCAACGCAAGACATATGAAGTTTATTAATAATAGCACTGGCAGCTCCGGCAGGTCTCCCCATGGCTCCAACAGGCCAATAGTGGTTAAACCCCACACCGTGAATAAAAACAGGGTGGAGAAACCCGTGAACCTCCCAATCTTTCTCATAGTCTAAGTCCTTGGTTGAGATCAATCCCTCTAGAGTTGGATTGTTGTTAACAGCCCTATCAATACGATTCTCATGGTTCCCTAGAGTCATCACCATACGAGGTTTGTATACCTTGTGCTTACCTACTTTCTGTGACCTTTGAAGTTCCCTAAGAGGAGCCAGTAACAGCTTCATGGCCTCCTTAGCAGCTTCAACATCCTTCTTGTAGCGTAAACCTTCAAAGTATTTACTACCTTTGATGTCGTGGCTACTAAGGCTTGGCATGTCAGCAAAGTCACCTAGATTAACAACTACATCAGGTTTGTAATCGACAATAGCTTTACCAGCCCATGTCAGATGCTCTAAAGGTACACCTTCTTTAACTTGACAGTCAGGTATCACTAGTATCTTCAAGATCAACTCCTTCAACAGTTAGTTTATCTCCACTACGTATACCAGCTTTGATAGCCTCTAGTATGCCGTAGCTTAAGAGTGCTTGAGCTTCATCAGCTGTTAAGTCAAACTGAAAAGTGGCACTACCATCTTCATGCTCTTTAATCAGATCTACGTTCACTCTCAGCCTCCTTCAAGAATTCTTCAGCATCAGGTCTGTACATGAAGTATCTCAAACATGTAGCAATAGCTCTATTGATTTTTAAGTTCTCCACGATGTCTTGAGGATCACTGCTGAAGCCACCGCTGATAGTGTTTAGGTAGGTCTCTTTAAGAGTCTCTACAGTGATAGCGTCAGCTAAGTCATACCAAGCATTCTTAGCTTCCTGTGAATTCTCAACTGCTTGTATAAGTTTATTTAACACATTTAGTTCCTTTCTTAGGTTCATTTAACCATGACACAGGAATATCTTTATCAGCGAATTTGAACCCATGCTTATCACACCACATACCGTATGTTGTCTGACTTAGCTTTGAAAGCTTAGCTTTAGAGTTACTAAAGACAAACCTAATATCTAACTCAGGGTACTGCTCTTGAATCATTAGGTGCTTCTGTCTATCCGCTGTTACAAATCTTCCCTTACTCTCAATGATAATACCGTTGTTAAGAAGTACAAAGTCAGGAGTGTACTTTCTAGACTTGGCAGGCTGTACATAATCAATCACTAGCTTCTCATACTCAAATGGAATGCCTAGATTAGTTAAGTTCTCAGCTATCTTGTCTTCTAGGCCAGATCTAAAGCCATGCTTTAAAGCTACCTGTCTGACTGTAAGTGGCTTCCTCTTGTTGCTCATACTACCCTAGTCCTTTGATACTGGTGCAGCAAGGCTCCAAAGGCATCTGTAAACTCTTCATCGTGGTTTAGCTTACCCATTGTAAACATAACGGCATGCACTAACTCATGATAGAAGGTTTGCTCAGTAGCTTGTTTGTTCATGCCACTTCGGATTGATATAGCTTGTTTCTCAGGATCACACTTACCCATATCATCTAAGTAGCTAACAAACTCTACAGTCCAGACAGCTCCTGCGAGACTGAAGGAGGTTGCCACATCTGGTTTGGTTTCCTTCTTAGCCATAAGAGCTTACCGTTCTCCAGTACCCTGTCAGTATTGCCGTCATAAGCTTTGATACAAGCTTCATATAGTTCCCTTTCAGTTGTACAGTCTTTCAATATCTTATCAGCCTTTACAGGGCCAATACCTCTGATACCTTCTATGTTATCAACTCTGTCACCTGTCAGTATCTGTTTGTAGAAACTGTACAAGCCTTCAAACTCAGTAACATAGTATTCTTCATCCTTTACAGGATTGTAATGCCAGCCGGGTAACTGATCTAGGTCTTTATCTACATGCACTATCCAGTAGTTACCTTCAGTGGATGCAATACCTACAGCGTCATCAGCCTCTTCACCCTCTGACATCTTAGCCCCTAGCTTCATTAGATGCTTACGAAGGGCATCGTAGTGCTTAGGCTTAGGAGCATCTTTACGATTCCCCTTGTAAGGAACTGTGGTAGCTACCTCGAATCTAAAGTTAGTTTTACCTGTAATCCAAGCTCTGTAGTCATCACACTTCAAGCGCATATAGATTATGTCGGTAAACCACTCTGTGAGTCGATTTAGTGCCCACCGTTCCTCTTCGTCCTCATTGGAGAAGCCAACTTTATATACTAAAAAGTCAGCATCTACAATAGCCTCAGTAGGCCTATTAGAGGACATCATCCGCTGTTTCTTGTTCCTCAGCACCCTCTGGAGAGTACACCTTCAATTCAGTGATCACCAGCTTCTTAATTGATGGTGCAGCACCAAACTTAGCTGACATCTTGTGGCGGTATGAGGACACCAATGCATAACACTTAGTACCGTTACCAATCTTAGAGATATCTACAGGATTACCCTCTTCATCGACAGGCTCAAATAAGAACTTAGACTTACCGACAATATACTTACCCATTGTGTCTTTATCTTTCAACTTAATACCAAGCTCTTCCAACTTAGCACAGGCTGCATCGCTCAACTGTCCCAATGTGCACTCATACTTATCGTTAGCCTCGTTGAACTTCTTGTTGTACTCTTTCATCCAGTTACTCCAGTACAGTTCACCAGCGACTTTTACGGGTTTGATGCTATCAATACTCATTTCATTTTCCTTTAATGTTTAAGTTTACTCAGCTGTTACAGGGGCTACTTCTTGTTGTTTCTCTTGTGCTTGGAATTGTTCCACCAGCTTCTGATGCAACGGGAATGCACCTGACTCAGTAGGAAGTTGTCCAATCACACGAACAATGAAAGCAGCTTCATTAGGTTCAATGTTAAATACCATTTTAGTCCTCTTTAGTGTAGCTCGTTTGATTGTGGGTGAGCCATATTACCCATAGCTAGATCTTCTAAGTATACCAATGCTGAAGCCAACACTGTATATACCTCTTCAAGATCTAGATCCTCACCTATCTTAACCTTGAAAGTGTCTCCTTCAACGTTAAATAGGATTTGATTCTTCTCTATGATCTTCGACATAAGTAGCAGCCTTTCTCATAAGTTCTGGATTATCTTTAAATAAACCTAGAGCACGATTACAGTTATGACATAAAAGCTTTCTAACCTTACCTGTCTTATGATCATGATCAACAGCTAGTTTCTCATTGTGATTATTCTTACCTATTAAGAATCCTTCAGAAGAACACAAGTAACATTTATTATCTTGGTCTTTCTTCATCTTAGATAGGCCGTTATCATCAATACCATAATTTCGTTTGTAGTAAGAATTCTTTCCTCTACATTCTACACTACAGTATGTATTGCATGGGTTAGTAGGTGTAAAGACATTACCGCAAGTTTTACAGCTCTTATCTTTAAAGTACCCGTTAGGATATTTAGTGACAGTCATACCAATTCTTTCCAGTTTTAAACTCAGCTCCTACAGGACATCTAAACTTTAGAATTTCACCTGCATCAGCTGCTGCTTTAACTACAATCTCACCTACTATTATACCATACTTTTCAGGAACTTCAATCTGGACTTCGTCATGAACCCACGCTACGAGCTTAAATGGTATCTTTTTTGCTTTGAGCTCCTTGTGAAAGCACACAATCCATTGCTTAGCGATAATCGCTCCTGCCGACTGCAAGAGTGTATTAAGTGCGCTATGCTCAGATCTAATCTGCAACCTACGTCCATCAAGACCCGGTATCCACCCTTTTGCAGCGAATTTAGATACTTTCTTCTTAAGCGCAGCGTATGCTGGGACGTTCCGTTGAAAATTATCAATAATCTTTTTCCCTTGCTTTTCTGAACCACCAATAATTGTACCAACCTTACCCGGTGAAGCACCGTAGAGTGTGGCGTAGAGCACAGTCTTGGCAAGATCTCTCGTAGCGACTCCAAATGCATTCTGATTTCTCGTGTGGACATCTCCATTTACAACCTCATTTGAATATTCAGGATCATTAAGATAGTGAGCAAAGCAACGCAACTCAATACCAGACAAGTCTGTACCAACAAGTACATTACCTTCCTCAACAGTCCAACAACTTCTACATTCTTTACCATATACTGACCTCGTAGCAGGTATTTGAGCCATATTAGGTGAGCTATGAGTAGCTCTTCCAGATACAGCCCCATTAGTGATAACCTTACCGTGAACTCTACCGTCCTTACCTACAGCTTCTAACCAGCTTTCAATCTGAGCTACTCGTTTCTGTAGCATCAGGTATTCAGCAATCATCTGAGCCTCAGGAATCTTAGTGACATTAGCTAGTACTGTCTCATCGACAATAGGTTGACCCTTCTCAGTGAACTCCTTAGGCTTCCATCCTAACTCCATCAACTTCTCTCCGATTTGTTTCCTACTTCCGGGGTTGAAAGTATCAACGGAATCTTGGATGGGTCTTCCATGGGTCTTGTGGAACCTTGGAGTGATGACTGGAGGCCATCTCTCTTGCATCTGTTCATATATTCCTGCCATCTTTCCTTTGATGTCAGCAAGTAAGCAGGTTGCGAAGGGTAAGTCAAGTTTGAAGCCATTACGTTCCTGTTCAGCTATGATAGAAGCTACCTTATGTTCAAGATCAATGCTTTCTTGTGAAAAGCCTTTCTTAGTGAGTTCATCAGTAAGATGCTTATAAAGATTGCAAGTGACCTCAACGTCCCTAATGCAATAATACTCCAGAAGAGCCATATGAGGAACGTTGAAGCACTCACCTTTATACTCCTCTTTTCTGTTCATTAACCATTCCCAGATCCTTTTGTAGTCAACCTTCTTGAGTGCCTTCATCCTCTCGCCCCAAGCGTCTAAGCTGTGCCCGTTCTCTATTGAGGGATTTAACAACCTTGACGCTATCAGTGTATCGTACACTTGGCTCAAGCGAATCTTCGTAGTCCATAGCCGATTGAGTATCGGGAAATCGAAGCTTATGCCGTTGTGGGCTACTATCAACGTAGTGTCCTTTAAATACTCCACGAGGCTGTTTGCTGCTTTCCATACGTTAACTTCTCCAGTATCAATGTCTTTAGTGACTACCATCCAGATCGTGTTGTGATCTAATGTTGTCTCGATGTCTAACACAATACGCTTCATATTCAGCTTTCAAGTCTTCGTAGTGATGGATCAGTAATTGATACTTATCTTGAAGTTCATAGTACTTCGTTTCTAAGTCAAGCATTCTACCAGCTATCTTATCTAAGTCAATCATTTTTTCATTCCCCTGATTATCTCTGCTAAGTAGGGAGCACCATATCTGGTCTCGAACCACTCAGCTACCTCATCAATCACTTGATTACGCTGAGATACAGACACATACACGCCATCAAAGAAGTATGGCTGTCCTGACTTCATAGCATTCTCTCGTGCAATACGCTCAAACTCATCGTCTTCGTCAGTATGAATCATGTTTTGTTCCTCCTTACTTTGAAATCAATACACCTGCAATAAAGCACAATGCTAAAAAAATAAGATAACTTTCGCTCATGTGTTCTTCTCCTTGAGTTTGGCTTCAATAACTGTAAAAACCTCGTCATCTGTTTTATGGTCTAGCCATGAGCTAAACAAATGTTTTTCCTTATCCGTCAGCCCCACCCATGTGCGCTGTGGTGGGGTGGTGTAGAAAGGTTGTCCAACATAAAAAATATTTTTATCCGCAAAATGTAAAGTTCCATCCTCTCGCATCCACGCAACAGGTTCATCCTTCGCTTCTCCGTCACTTCGTGACAATAGTGCGGCTTTAATGGCGGTGATGGCTTCATTGTTCTTTTCCCAAACTTCGGTTGGCGCATCGGTTTCAAGCCATGCCCTATTTTCTTTCAACGCCTCCAATGCTAATTTAAGAGCTTCATCTTTATCATTCATGATATTTGTTTCCCTCTATAGTTCAACTCAGTACATTGATACACAGGAGCTTCCTTCCAGTTAGGTCGGTAGGTATACTTAATAGCTACTCCAGCAGATCCTGATACAGTCTCTAAAGTTTGATTCTTCTTAGCTCTATAAGCTCTCTTATGTGCAGCTTTGATGTCTCTATTCCTCTGAGCCCATTCACGCTCCTTGATGCGTCTACGATTAGCTCTCTCTTCAATGACTTCTGGAGAAACTCCAATGTCCATCATCCTTTGCATCCACTTAGGTATAGTACCTGTCATTTTGCAGCCTCCAAGTATAATCCCACATTCCCTAGAGCATAACCTACGAAGGCTATACCTAAGCCAGTGTTACCTTTAACGAGTAGGTCAATAGCTACAACAGTGTAGACTACTCCTACTACAGCGATTAACCATGCGCTCATAACGATTCCTCTTTCATTCGACTAAAGCGTCTCATCTTGTATCTCCATCATACGTCCAGTCTCCATGTCGTACTTCAAAGTACACGCTGGGCCTGTGTAGCCATTGTAACGATTCTTAGCCACTGCAATCTTAGTCATGTGTCTCTCATTCTCATCCTCAGCCATGCTATTACGTTCCAATGTAATCACAGCATCTGACAGCTGAGCAATTGAGCCTGAACCTCTGAGCTGAGACAAAGATACTGATTGTCCATCCTCGTGTCCTGCGTTACCTTGAGGCCTACGAAGGTGACTTACACAGATCAGAGTGATCTCCAACTCTTGAACCAGTGTACGAAGCTTCGTCATCATGTTATCAATTGCCTTACGCTCATCTCCAAGATCCTGACCACTGACAACAATGCTAATGTGGTCAAGAAAGATGACCCTACAATCGCAAGCTTTAGCCATATACCTGATTCTGTTGGCAATGTTGTCAACGTCACTGCTACCGAAGTGATCAAAGAGATAAATACGATTACTTCCCAATGTTGCATCAAAAGCATCTTTAAGTTCCTTCTCAGTTGTTGGTGTATCAGGTAAATGCAACAGCTTATTAGCGTGCAAAGACATGATACTTCTAGCTGTCTTACGAGTTGACTCTTCGAGGAATAACCCTCCAATGTTCCACTTCGTAGTGTTCAGAATGTTAAACAATATCTCACGTAAGAATTGGCTCTTACCGAGGCCTGAACCAGCTGTGACTGTAACTAACTCCGAAGGTCTCATACCGTAGAGAAGCTTATTCAAGCCCTTCCAAGGGTACATAGCCTCAGCCTTAGCCTCAGGTTTAATCACTTCCTCCCACAGTGATGCAGCATTGATGATCCCATCAGGAATGTACACCTCAGCTCTCCACCACTCATTGACAAACTCTTTAGTAGCCCCAGCAATGAGGTAATCACAAGCATCTTTGTAGCCACTCAAATGCTTCACAATCTTAGCCTTCTGTCCGAACAGTTCAGCTACCTCTTTAGAAGCCTTCTTACCCGGCTCATCAGCATCGAAGCAGATAACAATGTTCTCAAAGCTGTTTAACCATTCATACTGAGCTTTGCAGTCCTTTAGGGCTGCTTGCGCACCATTCCGTATAGAGACACTAGGCCACTGGCTTCCGGTGAGTTGGTAGCCTGCGAGTGCATCGAGCTCCCCTTCGTAGATTGTGACGTACTTCCCTCCTGCGTGGAAGAGACCCTGCCCAAACAACCGTGCATTGTGAAAGGTTCCGTTAATTGAAAAAGACTTTTCAGCAACTCTTCGTGTTTTGTAGGCGACAACGGTTCCACTGTCGTCAGTGTAAGGGTAAAAGTGATTTTGTGCATCTTGAGTAACTCCGTACTTCTCACAAGTTTGTAAGTTAATACCTCTATCAGGTATCGATTTAATAGTCCCTTTAGGTTCTATCATTTTAGTCTTTCGTGGTTGTACTGCATCTTGCTTAACTGTGAAGTCATCATATTCATTATCATGGTGAGTTTCATGGCAGTTAAAACAATAGGTATGATTATCATCGTATAAAGCACCAGCATCTGAGCTACCACAGTACTCACAAGGTATGTGCTTTACAAACTTTGACTCCTGTTTCTCTTTGCGTACGATGCTAAGCATGTTTTAATGCCTCCCGTAGCCCTTCAATGGTCTTTAGAGCTGTTTTATCGAGGTATCCATAGTAGATGTCACCCCTGAGCTGAAAAGCTGTGAAATCCTCCATCATCGATAAGGTCTCAGCCAATGCCTTCAGACTTGAATCACCCGATAAAGGAACCTGAGGGAATGGCCATGGTTTGTCAGGATCAATGTCAGTCATTTATTTGTTACTCAATACAAGTTTAATTAAAGTTACTATGGAGACAAACAAAGCCATTATCATGGATGTTCATCCACTGGCAGTTGTTCATCGTTAATAGGTAAGACATAACCTTCACCTAAGCGTTTAAGCACAGTTTCAGCTACATCAGCCATAACCTTATCACGACCATTGTTCATGATTAAGTCAGCCATACTATCAATGACAGACCAATACCAACATTCATACTTAACGACATCAAGTTCATGACCATCATCATCAATCATCAGTTCAATAGACATAAATTATCCTCCTAGGGTTATTGTCTATACCACATTATGAAACTCTGGCACTTTAAAGTTACTTTATAAGTAATTATATAAAGGTACTTTAATAGTGTATTTAACTACTATGTAACTTCTATGAAACATCATAGGTACTCAGTAGTTACTTTAAAGTAAGGGTAGCATACTTTAAAGATCTTGTCAAGTGTTATTTAAAGTCCACTTCCTCCATAGGGTTAATATCATCATTATCCTCAGCACTGTCGTCAATGTCATCCTCTGAGATCAGGTCTCTCCTATCCTTTGTAGGTAGGTTAGCGTCCATCTGTACAGTTTTAAAGCATTGCTGACATAGGTCTATAAACATACCTGTCACAGCGTGCTTACGTGTAGCTTCGAAGTCAGTTAATAATCTATCACAGCATAGGCATTTCATGATTGTCCCCTTAATCGTATAACCCTAGCAACCCACTGTGCAATATGATGTTCTTCATCCTCAGCAATCTTTGCACAGGCCTCACGCTCAGCATCAGCCACTATCATAGCAAACTGTCTTAGCGCATAGTGTTGACCTTCAGAAGGATAAGGTAGGAACTCATTTATCAGTTTTGTTAGTTCATCTTGTGTCATACATCCTCCCTCACTTCAATTAAGTCCATCTCTTCAGGGTCATAGCCTAGTTCATCGTAGACAAGCCCTTCAGCTTCATCCTCATTACTGGCATACACCCATACTTCCTTTGTAGGGCTTACCTGATAACAATATTCATGTTTCATTGGTTCTTCTCCTTTAACTTATCCATGGTTTGAAGTAATGCATCCATAGGGTCTACAGCGTCTTCAATGATGTCATCAATCTCCTGAGTGGTAAGTCCTACCCATTCACGCTTAGGTGTTTTATCAGGACATGTACAAGTTCTTGGATTGCCTATATACCAACACTCACCACAATCACCGCAACACATCTTAAACATTATTTATCCTTCCTTTTAAAGGGGTTAACTGTACTCCAAGCTGCCAAGTGTACAGTTTTGCCATCAGCATCATAGCAGAGACTGTACATCCCATCAACATGCTTGAACCATAACAGACCAACATGGGTCTTTATAGGTGTCTCTTTAGGGACATCGTACAAGGGTTTTGAGGGTTGTTCGTCCCAGTCTTTTAAGTCAATTTCTGATAACATAGTCAAATGTCCTCACTTTCAAAGTTAACTCTAAAGGTTAAAGCTTCTCCCATCTCATTAAAATTCTCTCTCAATGAGTACATGAGAGCCCCTAGTTCATCATCAGTCATAAGACAGTTAAATTTAAACTCTAAGACCTTAAGACCATACGCCCCTGAATACCCTACAATTGAGCCTTTATTGTATAACATAGCACCCTACCCTTAACCAATGTGAAATGAAGGCTTAGAGAGCCTATAAATAGCCTTTAAAGGGCTCCCGTTATCGTAGTCAATGGTCTGTTGTTCTACTAACTCAGCTTTATAGGACTTTAAAGCATCCCATTCAAGCTCAGTCCATTGATTGTCAGAAAGTACATCATAGACGTTAAAGCCCTCATAAATGACTTCGTGAAACTCTACGTATTCACTCTCTAAGTCAATCTCACATGTGACAGTGACCAAAGCTCTACTATCAGCTAATAGAGTATCAAATTTATAAGTAACCATGGTGTTATTTCCTATTTATTACAAGTTTATAAAGGTTAGCGGGTTGACCTTCTAAGTTATTATTATCAGCTAGCCAGTCCTGAGCGAATGATAACTTATTGAAGGTGGCAACTACAATCCCCGATGATATTGATACTATTTTGTACATGATCAGGTTTCCTTTGTGTATTCAATAGCATCTTTCCACATTAGCCATGCATCCTCAATATTTGACCATGTGCCAATTTGATCTACCACCGTGTCAGTAGCGTTATCCTTATTGGCTAAGAAATATAACAAACTACTAAGTGACGCTACAGCCACGTTTCTCTTATAAGCCCTAATAAAGGCCTGCTCTTCATGTGTAGGTGTATAGCTCATTAGGACATGTCCTCTTCATCAATGTTAAGAATTGCTAGAATAGCTTTAACTTTATCAGCCGATACAGTTAGCCACCGAGTCTCGCCTTTATCTGAAATAAGCTTAAGATCCGCCTGTTGAGCATTGTCACCTAGGCGTTTGAATTCAAAATCATAATATGTCATTTTACTGTTTCCCTATATAGTTGAGCTTAACGGCAATTCCAAAGTTCTTCTAAGGCTTCATCTAGGCCGATATTGTCCTTGAATGTTGCCCTGCATGAGTCAGCCCACCAGTAACCGTCAACCGTCTTGGTTCTAGTGTTAACCCAGATATTAGGGCCTCCACAGGCAACCATAACCCTTGCACCTTTATATTCACCCTTACTATTGACAATGTATTCAATATCTAAGGCGTCTTGCAAGTAGTCAAAGGCTGTCATTGGCTCACCATCAACGTTTAATTCGTCTTCATCGAAGCCATTGGTGAGAGTGTCAGCAATGTGTTGCACAAAGTTAGTTTCTGTTATCATGGTTTAACCTTTCAAAGTTAGGCCGTGGCCTGTTACTGTTACCTGTAGACATTACAGGCCATAGCATCCTACCATAGGACGCTACAGTCTGTAATGTCACTTATGAGACTGCGTCTAGATTAATGACAATAGTTTGTAACCTGAAACGGTCATTAGACATTTCAGATCCATGCATATACCGAGCAATTACTTTTTTGTCGCCATCGCTTAGTAGATCACTGTTATAAGCCA